CAACACTTCCAATACCTGTGCTGACTGCATCGTAACCAATAGCTACTGCACCTTCTTGTGTAGCCTTAGATAAGTAGCCCATCGCAATACTATTAGAACCAGTAGCACCATAGCTAGAACTGTTGTTGGCTATAGCCGCTGCAAGGCTGTCGGTGCCGGTTGATCTAGCTTGCCCGATTGCAACACCATCTTGGCCGGTGCTGTAGGCATTGTGGCCGAACGCGCTTGAGTATGCACTGGTTCCCGTAAAGCTGTTTGGGCCAATTGCTGTGTTTTGCCCACCTCCACCAGCGTAAGCGCTATAACCAAGCGCCAGTGCTTTGCTAGACACTGCTGAAGAACTTTCGCCTATAGATATCGTGTCGTGGCCACTCGCATTTGCGCTTACCCCAATCGAGACAGCATTTTGTGATCCACTAGCAGATGGCTTTGTACTTGATCCATCGTAGCTTTCAGCGAACAAATCAGGTGAGCCACCACCAGCATCTGCAAACGTTACAGCGCCTGAGCCATCTGTGGTAAGTACCTGACCGTTGGTGCCGTCGGAAGTAGGTAGGGTGTAAGTTTCTGAGATGCGAACTGTGTCGGCTGTACCACCTAAGTTGATTTGGTTTGTAGCTGTAGATTGTACGCTGTCACCAATGCTAACAGAATTTGCATGAGATGCTGTGCTGCCATCACCCATAGCAATAGCATGTGCCTCACTAGCAGTATTGCTCTGACCACCTAAAACTGAAGCATAGGAGCCGCTTGCAGTATTGCTTACGCCACCGACAACAAGACTTCTAAAGCCAGATGAGGTTGAACTCGTTGCACCCAAAACCGCTGCACCTATTCCTGATGCAGTATTATTATAACCTATACTTGTTGCGTATGAAGCATTAGCCTTAGCTTGATATCCTACCGCAATAGTATTAGCACTTTGTGCGCCGTATGTTGAGGTGTTGTTAGTAATAGCTGCTGCAAACGAACTCGTTCCTGAAGCGTAACTACTTCCAATAGCTATTGCTTCAGTTGCGCTGTTTCCACCATGTACTCTAGAAGCCGCACCGATAGCCGTACCATAGTCACACTGCTGGACATAGGCATTTTCACCTAAAGCAAGCGCTCTTAAGCTATCACTATCGACGTAAGCGGTAGAACCCAAAGCTACTGACTGACCAGCTTTTGCTCTTGATTGATAGCCTATGCTTATAGAGTATGAACCGCTTGCACCATAAGTAGTTGAATTATTAGCAACACCTAAAGCAACAGAATGTGTTCCTGAAGCCCTTGACATAGGCCCAGCAAATGCGTCTTCATCACTAGCAACAGCACTATCACCAATCGCCACCGCATTTGCGCCAGTGGCACTTGGTTGTGCGGCAGGACTACTTTCATTAGCAGCATAAAGATCAGCACCACCGCCACCTACGGCTGTACCGTCTAGTAATAAACTTGTACCGTCAGAGCTTAAGGTTATACCGCCACCAGAGCCTGTGTTATCTAAGTTAATAGAACCCATTAGTTATTACTCCTAAGCATACGTCACCTCACTGGTCTGAATATTAGCAACCCAACGAATGTTATGTGCAGCTTCTCCTGTACAGGTAATTGCTAAGGCGTTGTTTGTGTTGTCGGCTGACAAAGCTACAGTCCAACCATTACCGTCATCAAATGTTTGTATGTTACTGCTTACTAAGGTGGTTGTGCCACCATCATTCTTCAGTAAGCCTTTAATCTCCCAGCCGCCTTGATCTTGTGCGCCATTCTGCATTGCCACAAGTGTGCCTGAGAACATGATGCAGGTATCAGATGCAGCTACGATTTGGTTAGTTGCTGCAGCCGTGTTGTTGTTTGTTGTAAGCACTGTTGCGGTTGCATCTGTGGTATCTGCACGAAGAATAAACTGACCGCCCTGTGCATCACCTACGGCAGAAAAACGACTAGAGGCGTAAGCAAATTTACCGTATACTTCAGTCTTTGCATTAAGCCCCAATGCAAAAGAACTCTCGCCTTCAGCTTCGCCTCCTCCAATAGCTACAGAGCGATTTCCGCTTGCGTGACTATCCCTAGAGAGTGCAAGTGAAAGTGAACCAGACGCTCGTGTAAAGGAAGACCCAATAGCCACTGCATTAGCACCATCTGCTTTCGTTGAGTTTCCAATGCTTACTGAGTTTGCAGCAGTAGCACCGTAAGATGAGGTGTTGTTGGCTATAGCGGCGGCAAAGCTGTAGTTTCCACTCGCCCTAGATTTGCCAATCGCAACAGCGCCATCGCCTATATTAGCTTGTGCCCCTTGACCTAAAGCAACAGTGTAAAAACCAGTTGCATCCGTATCAGAACCTATAGCTAATGCATCTATTGTTGACGCAACAGCAGCATCCCCAATAGCTACCGAATTACTCCCACTTGCTGTTGGATTAACCCCTAAAGCCAGACCGCTACCACCTGATGCGGTTGCATTATTTCCAAGAGCCACAGCATCGCTGTTCGTAGCAGAAGAATTACGGCCTATAGATGTGCTGTTGGAATGAGAAGCTTTCGCCCGATACCCCATCGCAATACTATTAGAACCAGTAGCACCGTATGTTGAGGTGTTGTTAGCTATAGCTGCTGCGAGGCTGTCGGTGCCAGAGGCGTAAGACCTTTGGAGCGCCATAGCATTAAGGCCAGCGGCTTGTGCTGAATAACCAATAGCAGTCGCACCTGTGTTACCAATTGCATCAGTATAATTTCCAAGTGCTAGGCTATTTGTCATGGAACCAGTTGCGTCAAGCCCAATACTAACTGACCCTGAGCCAGTTGCTTCAGATTGGCTGCCAATACTTATTGCATTTGCACCACTTGCAACAGGAGTAGTAGCACTTGAAGCGTTGTCACGGTACAAATCTGGATCGCCACCGCCGCTTACAGTAGCGAAAGATAAGGCTCCAGAGCCATCTGTCTGAAGCACCTGATTAGCAGAGCCGTCTGAGGTAGGTAGGGTGTAAGCTCCGTTGACGTTTAGTGTGCCTGTCGTTTGTAGACCGCTGCTGGTGGTCTCAGCCTTTTTGGAAGAATTGTAATATAGATCCACACTCCCGCCATAGGTGGCAGTAAGCAATGCGTGACCACTAGCAGCCTTTAACTCAATATTTGTTGCAGCAATTTGAAGATTACCAGAGCCGGTTTCTGTGATGAGTGAGTGACCAGTTGAGCCATTGTGGTACAGCCTGAAATCACCACCCGCCCCCATAATTAATTCATTAACATCCGAACTTGATCTATCCCCAAGTTTAATGGCATGACCATTCGACAAAATATCGCCAGCCATGTTTCCGCTTAACTCAATATCTTCAGCCGTAGCCCCGATAAACACTGTAGCTGAACCGCTAAGGTTAATGGCATTGTTTGAGTTGCTGCTCTCGCTTACTGTGCGTGACAGGGTGGTGCCAGAGCTTGTATAGGTGCCTGTGCCTATCTCAAAGTTATTACCGTCCTCAATAACGTAACGGACTACATCTGCATTAGCTACACCAGCATCAGCAAAGCTCTGATAGCCATCCTCAGCAGAGCCAAGCGTAATGGTTCCAGTACCCGTCGTACTGGTGGACATCTTTGCCCTATTTTTGAGAACAGCCATTGTTTAGCCTTTATGCAGGATCTGGGATACCGATAGTAAATGAGGCTAGAGTAAAGGTGTTACCACTCGTAACTGACTGAGAGGCGCTGAGAGTGCTAGTAGCAAGCAAACGTGAGTTTGTTGTATCTACGATAGCATAATGTGTTGCTGTGCCTGTACCTGTAATTGAGCCATCTGTGATAGCTGCTACAGTTACTTCACGACCACCACCAGAACGATCAGCAGGTGCGCCAATAGAAAGTGATGTTGAGTTACCTAAAGCATATGTTGCATTAGCATTGGTGAATGTTGTAGCTTCCTGAGAGGTCACTACGATCTTATTGGCTTCCGTGTCTAGGACGCTTAAGCCAGAGTCAAGGACTCGATCATTTAAAGTTGCCATTATTCAGTTTCCTGTTCTTTTGGTTGTTGCGTTGACTCTGGGTCATACTTCAGTTCAGCAATATCCATAAGGTCTTGAATAACTTCTGGATGATCACTTACGTTAATGTCGGCTCCATTCAAGTTGCGTAGGAATGCTGCAATCTCACGTAAGTCGTGTGGAGCTACATCACCAGCTACAATAGTCGGCATCAGGTCATAGTTCAGACCGTTCAACTCCCAGAGGCGCTCGACAAGCTGTTTATTGAGGACATCAACAATAGCTTGGATATAACTCTCTAATGCACGAAGGAACAGGTCTGTCTTAGACTTGGAGAGGGCGTAAGAGCCAGTGTTACCACCACCAAGCATAAGAAACTCAGAAAGAACACTACGAGCAATATCATGCTGGTAACGTCTTACAATAGGATCAATGTCAATATTACGGCTACCACTAGAAGACATAAGCTCAACATCTACCAGCTTCTGGTTGGTAGGCGCTCCGTCTTTATCGGGATAGGTGTCGGAAGGCAGAATAATGTATCCTTGCTCATTGAACTTGACATCCCTGAGAATAGATTGCAGGTTATTGACAAATCCAGATTGTGTGGCTGTTGCATCCCCTGACAAGTACTCAGCAGGAATACGAGCAACAGGGATACCAGCAAGTTCCCTCTCAACTGCTATAGCCTCAATAGACTGTAGGTTATTGACATATTCATAAGAAGTATAAGCGTTACGAAGTATAGAGCGGCCAGCAGGGTCACCATTAATCGTTGTCGTGCGGTAGTACAGACTTTTACGAGTAGGTATATAATTAGAGTTGTTATATCCCGACCCATCCTGATAAATACCCTTAACATCACCAGTTTGTTGATCTACATCAAACCTAGAGATTGTCCAAGGCGCACGAATAGCAATCTTCCGTACACCCATACGGCCATCAGAGTACTTAGAACGCTTCTTATCACTTCTTTCAGTAGGGCCATTACGTCTTTTATAGATGACCTCAAACCAAGCAAAGCCATACGACAAATTCGATAAGGACTCAGCAATATGGTCATCAAGGGTATGGTCCATATCATCAAGTACAGACTCAACGAACTCAGCTTCTTTCTTAGCTTCTGCACTATCATTAGCTGGCATCACCTTTAAATCGACATCACGAAGGACTTGTTCAGTAGCATACATGACAGCACCAATAGTACTGTCGTTATCTCTCATCTCACGGTACTTGCGTATAGCTTTCTTGCCACGCAACTCAGGTAGAAACTCATCAGCCCGTATCTGACCATTGTAGGTGTTGTCACCCGCTACACCTAATATCTTCTTGGCCTCTGTCTCTGAGAGCTTCTTAACCATTATCTTAGTCCCTTGGCGCTACTATACGCTAGTTTAAGCGTAGGTTTTGCGTAGCCATTGAGTGATAGGTCCGTTATAGCCCAAACTAAAGCATCAAGACGGTCTGGTGAGCCTATGGACCCTAGAGGTTCCCACTGTACCATCTGATCTTCTAAGTCATTAAGTCCTCTTACGTGTCTAACCTTATCTTGCTCATATAATGCAGAGACAGGTTCAGCCCGTGCCATCTTCCCTCTGGATGCATGTACGAGCTTTACTGGGACTGTTTCATCTTCTGTGTGTAATGTGTGACGAACCATATCGCCACCTTGGTTTCTTTCAGCTACAATCCTATCAGCCATATGTTCTCTATAGAGTTCTACAGCTTTGGATGCCCACTGTTGAGGAGTATATCTACCTGTGTGGTCTTCTATTACATAAGCTATGCCGTTGACATCTACACCAGCAACTACAATACCAGTCATGTCACTTTCTGCATTGGATGTGATAGCCGGATCAATAGAAACAACCACCCTATTAAGAGATGGTACGTCATCCTTGTCTATCTCACACTTAGCAAGTTGTTGTCTATTCCATAATGCGCCAGATGCTTCATCAAGTATTTCTGCATATAGTTCTTGTCTACCTAACCTTGTTCCCTCATACGTCTTCTTTACTGCGTCTAAGAAGGTATCTGCTAGATTGGCTGCATTATCATAGGTACTCCCTTTGCTAATGGTAGTCTTATCATCGTCTAGTATTGTGCGTATCAGTTTGGTTGTCTTAGGTGTCGTCGTTACAAATACTTGAGGACGCTTACCTAAACGTAAACCAAACTGTAGCATATCCCAAGTTTCTTGGGCATTCCTCCATGCACAGAGTTCGTCAGTCCATGCACTATATGCTTGCGGTCCCCTTAGTCGTTCTGGGTCTTCCGCTGAGAAGAAGATGGCCTTACTTCCATTTTCCCACGTAAGGCTATTGTTCGTGGGGGACCATACAGGGAAACCAATGTGTTTGCCACGGTATGTCTTGTCACCCTTCCAACAGACATTGAGTAAACCTGAGTCACCCTCCACCATAACCCTGCGAACATCACCTTTAGTAGGTGCAACACAGTGGACAATCTTATCGCCCTTCTTGATCCTGTGTCTGACCCAC